ATTCTTCTGGTGGTACAGGCTCTATCCTTACCTGTCCATCATCATATGTTCTTGATACAACAACATCGTGTGTTATCTGCTGTGGCTGTAGAGAAATGACATCCTCTTCACCACCACCATTCTCAGTATGTTGTTTTACCTCTACACTATCATCCATTAAGAGGGCGGTGAACTCTTCTTCAGTTAGGTTCTTATATTCCTCTCTTAATGTCTCACTGGTATCATCCCAGTAATGTTTTACTATACCATTCTTTTGTAGTAGTGCATCCTTAAACCACTGGTAAATAATACTAAATCCGGGATTCTGACGCATAATGACGTGATTGACATAATCCGTAGATTGCTTTGCCATTTCGACATCTTCTGGTCCTACAGGTTCAAACTTAACAACCTTATCGCCACCAGTAAATATCTTCATCAAGGATGGCATAATCCATTCTATTACATCTGCCACATCTCTAGTAACAATCTGGCTTCTGCCTTCCTGCTCATTACCATACTTCTTACCATAATAGCGGTCTAGTGCATCTGAGCGTTGTGTTGTGAGTTTACCGTCTAAGTATCCTAGAGAGGATGTAATCTCTCCTTCTAGGTGAGCAGCTAACTCACGCTCTGTCATTTTTTTGGACTTCGCCATAAATTATTTACCTTTATTAATTGGGTATGTTGTTTTCTTTTTAGGTGGCGGACTGTTGACTGCTTTCATAATTTCTTTCAAATCCTTGATGTCCTGTGCCATCTCTTTAATAACATTCTCTAACCATATTGGGTTAAGTGCCATAATATTCTCCTCTTATATTATCCAACTCAAATCTGTCTTAGGTAGTTCCTTTCCCCAGACACTGTCATTACCAGTAAATACTACATCCGTTATAGCTAAGTACCTAAAGGCATCGCTGGCGTGTGAAGTCCAATCGTGGACTGGCTTCTGTGACCAGATTTTCTTCTTGTCATCATAGCTGCTTCTGTATTGAAGTAAAGCCTCTAATCCCTTTTTAGTATTTGCTTCATCAAACCAGCATCTATTCAAATAAGTTCTAGTAGTATCAATACCATCCATTACTTTTAACTTAGGTGCTACTTGAAAATCAATTCCTAAGTCAAAGGCTAGGTCTCTTCTGCTCTTACCAGTAGAAAACTCCCTAACTACTATATCGTGTGGTGCAATATGAGCACCATACCTGTATCCTTTCTTATTCAATACATCTATATAGTAAGGCAAACCCTCGTTTGAACCTTCAAAATAATCTATAATATGTACAGCTTTTCCTACAAACTGTGCAAACCATATAGCAGTTGCGTCAGATACCCCTAAATCCCAGCTTGTTACTACCTGTTTAGAAGGGTCATAAGGGATTTTCCCCACTCTGTCTTCTTCATAAGCAGTTTCAATCTCTTTAGCATAATACGCACCTCTAAGTGCAGCAGACCAAGAACACTCGTATTCTTGTTCAAATTCAGTCTCTGCCATATCTTGCTTCGCAAGTTCCAATTCCTCATCATCTAATATCCCTGTTTCACTCGCCTTGTATAAAAATCTTGCCCAGCCTTTCTTTTCCGGTGCTGAGTGGTATAAGTCATAAAATTCGTTCTTCCCTTTTGGTGTGCCAATAAATATGGCATACCCTTTCCTATCTGATAGAGCTGGTCTAATCACCTCAGAGAACATCTTTGGGTTCATCTGAGCGTACTCGTCTAACACTACTCCGTCTAGGTAAATTCCCCTGAGAGTATCATAATTGTCAGCTCCGTAGAGCTGTATCCTAGCTCCCATAAAGTCAGCTCTCAGTTCTGCCTCGTTAAACTTTACTTCAGGAAATACTCCACAAAGTCTTTTAAGTTCATCCCAAGCTACTGTCTTAGCCTGCTTGAACAGTGGTGCTAAGTAGGCATACCTAGGTGCTGGCTTACCAGCTATCACATTTTCTACAGCACTTCTAATTAACTGATTAATCGCAAATACTGTCTTACCAAACCGCCTATGACATACTACAACATTAAATCTATCTAGGTTAGTATGTATTTCATTCTGTAGTTCCCTAGGTGTGTAGGGTATTATTATCTCTTTGCGTTTCTCTTGCTGTTCCATCCTTATTTAAGTATCCCTTCTTAACTAAAATTAATTTACTAAGATTCTCGGCTACTTTATCGGATAACTTGTCTTCCTCAATCAACTTATTCTTCAAACGAGAGTGAATCCTAGAAAGCATTAATGAACCTTATCGTTATCATCCCTTAATTGCTGGTTAGCGTCTGCAATATCTGCGGCATCCGCTGCCCACTTAATATCAAATGTTCTATCTTCCACGACAACAGTGTGTTTCGGAGACCATCCTGCTTGAGTTTTCAGCCAAAAGGTTGTCATACTCGGAGATTCACCAGAAACTGCCATTTCGTAGGCTACGCCTGCAACTCTCGCAGTTCTCTTCTCTTTTCCTACCAATAAATTATGAGAATAATATTTTGTAAGGGTGGCATTAGAAATACCCATAATCTTTGCTATAGTATGCTGGTCCAAGCCTATACATACCATCTCTTCTACCTTAGAATAGTCATCATCTGTAGGTTTATAAGTCTGACCACGCTTAATTCTGGACTTTTTACCTCCAGCTTTCTTGGATTCTGCTGATAAACCACCTGTAGGTCTGCCTTTTTTGCGTTCAATCTTAATAACAGCGTCTGCTGGTACGATTCCCTTGGCAGAAGCTACAGCATATCGTAGTTCTTCCTCCAAATCCTTCTCTATTTGTCTTATTTCATCTTCTGAGTCAACAGAAACTTTGCCTTTTTGAGCCATATTATTGTTATACCAGTGTCAAGAATATTGTTTAGTATTCATTCCTAGAATATTCTAATGATTTTATTATTTTTATGTTCGTAATAGTATTTCTTCATTAGAGAGATGCTAGGAAGTGCTTAGTGTTTGCTTGAAATTTAAACAATATTATACCATATATAGTGTAAAACAAGAGAATAATATTCTTATCCCGAAATTTAGTTGAAAAATAATAATTTTGGATGAAGGTGGGTTTCCCGGTCTGTCGTTTTTTTCCAAAGTGGTGGGGTAGGGGCTTAAAGCTGGGATTTTTATTTAACATAATATCGGTGATTATGCGAAGTATACCCCTGCTTTGAGCGTGGTTTTTATTTAACATAAGATAAATTATGCGAAATACAGGTATTTTTTAACTGTATATGTATTTATTAACTATGATTTTATTTTTTTATGGCGTGGCTAATGCTTAGATTGATATTAATAAACTTAGTTAATATAGTTTTATTTTGGCACTACTTGTAGTGTGAGAAATGCTTTTATAACAGGCTTTTAAATTTATTTTATTAAAATAGTTAGTAAATCGCTTGACTTTAATATTGTTATAGTTTAGTCTTGTATATGTTAATGGCATTCGCTGTTAATCAGTCCTAGAAATAGGCGAACAATTGAAAAGGTATATCTAGGCTTAGTCCTAGATTAAGCCAAGATTAAACCATTCAATTATTTTAATCCTTTGCACTACTTGTAGTGTGAATACAATAAAGGTAGAAAGAAAAATGGTTAAATCCAAACAAGATACGACAAGAGATATACCTAAGTCTATACCGCTAGACAAAAATATAATAACAAAGGAATTCAATGAGGATACAGAATGCCAAGAGTTATATAAAAAGTCTAAAAGTGTACAAAATGCTAAAAAGCTATATGCGGGTAAAGTGTTTAAGTGGATTACTACAGTTAATCCATCAGGCGAACAAACAGCGTTACATCACGCCAAAACTTATGCAAACTACTTCAAAGCTACAGAAAATCAATCAGAAATGGACGATTTTAAACAGTATTTTGATAGGGCATATAAAAAAGCGATTGATAGTACTGAGAAAAGATATAAAATGTTTGTTAAGGAAAATCGTAAGACTATCCATAACAACACTATCAAAAATCAAGACTCAATCATTTTTGGAACGCCTAAGCCAAGAATAGGCGGTATAAATAAAGTAATAATTGACATTTCAAAAGATAGCGACGGGAATTTCAAAACCAGCGAAAAATTCGCAAGGGAAAATTCACCAAAACAATTGCAAGAAATGGAAAAAACTTTAAAAGACTATTTTTATGAGGTTAGAGAAATTCAAGCGAAAAATAAGAAAATAATAGACGCTAGAAACCTAAAAAAAGTCGCTTAGGTATAACAGGAAAAAGCCTAGTATTAAATTGCTAGGCTTTTTTTTAATGCTTTAAAAAGAATTAATAAATGAAGTAGGATAATGCTTGATTTATTAGTTTTTTTATGGATAATATCTCTTATGGATAAGGGATAAAATAAATTCGCACTACTTGTAGTGTGGATAATGCACTATATAAGCCTAAGAAAATCAGGCGTAAGCCTAAGAAAATCAGGCAATTAGTGTGGCTTAGGCTTGAGCAGTGCCTACTTCCTAGATTAAATTCGGGGAAACAAACTGCTCCCGAATTTGTAAGGTATTGTGTGAGTAATTGCACATTAAACATATCAGAAGATTGGGATATGGATATGCTACGACCTTTTATGTGCCTTACATCTTACTGGCTTGAGCAGTGCCAAAGGTGGAAGTCCTTATGCTAAAACTGCTCACTTTTTTTACAGGTATTTTTTAACTATAGTGAGGATAAAGGATATGGCAATAATAGATGCTGGTGATAATACAGTAGAATTGACTGGCTCTGATATGTTTGCGTATTTTATTTCAAGTAGGTATAACTACACTGCTGAACAAGCCTTGAATGTAATGCGTGAAAATAATCAGGATATGTCTTGGTATGATAATTTTACAGAGAAACAAAAACAATATATATTGAGTGAAAGATTTGCACAGGATTGGGCAGAACATTCACAAGAAATTTAATAGAGTTGTAAAAAATATGGGATATTGCTATTTACACCGGTGGGCGATATTCCATACTCTTTATAACTGTAAGGAGTAAAGTATGATTAAACGCAAGATTATCTTCAAAGGTAATCAGCTTACTATGTATAAGGCTAAGAAAAACATCAAGCACATATATGCTAGGCGTATTATTGAAGAAGAAAATCTGTGGTATTGGGAATGGAAAAGTATATTGCACAAATTATCAGAGTCTAGCACTAAGGATTGGAAGAAATTTCACCACTCTATGATGCCTAGAAGGAAAGTAATTGGTGTATTTGCTGGACTGTCAGTACAGAAAGGATTAAATCAAAACCTTAAACTTGCTGAAAATATGTGTATGACTGGTGATTGTGGTCATATGCCTGAGATGAAGAAAAAGGCTAAGGATATAATTTTTTCTGATGGTACTGATAATGAGATATGGGATATTCTGAATGGCAATAAGATACAGAATTTCTATATGAACCTGATGTACCCAGATGATAAA